GAAAATGATAAACTGGATTCTGTCAAGACAGTCCGTGAGAAAATCACATGGACACAAAGAAGACTTGATGCTTTACAGAGTGAGTTATCCGAACTCGAAACAGGTGTACATAGCCTGTCCGAAGCACGAGATACTCTCTCAAGTGAAGAAGGTAAAAAAAGCGCTCTTACCGAAGAGCGCCTAGAACTAGCAGAACAACGTGAATACAACAATGTAATCACAGAACTCCTTAAAGACACTGGTATTAAGACTAAGATCATCAAGCAGTATCTGCCTGTGATCAATCAGTTGACTAACCAGTATCTTCAAGTGTTGGACTTCTACGTCCATTTTGACCTAGACGAGGCATTCAAAGAAACAATTCGCTCGCGACACCGTGATGCGTTTTCTTATGATAGTTTCTCCGAGGGTGAAAAGCAACGCATCGACTTAGCACTTCTGTTTACTTGGAGGCAGGTTGCTAAGATGAAGAACAGTATCGCCACCAATCTACTGATTCTTGATGAGACTTTTGACAGTTCTCTCGATGCGGATGGGGTCGACAACCTATTAAAGATTCTTGATACCTTAGATGATAGCACTAATGTCTTTGTTATATCACATAAAGGAGAACTGCTTGATAACAAATTCGATCGTAAAATTGAGTTTGTTAAAAGTAAAAATTTCAGTAAAATAGCATGAGTGCAATTGGACCATATTTCGATAAAGACAAAGTTAATTTCACACGGACAGATCCTTATGTCGTAGTCCCTAACATATTAACACAAAAAGAATGCAAGGGTATTCTAAAATATGTTTATAAAACAGAAAGGGTATCTGAACCCCGACTTGGAGCAGGAAAAATCGAAAGAGGTGTTAGAGACACCGAAATATATTATTTTAAACATACCAAATTAAAAAATAAAATAGAAAATATAATAGTCAATAATAACCCTTGGAATATTAAAGTTGATAGTTGCGAGTTTTTTCAACTAGGGGTGTATAAGAAACGTGGACATTATTCTTGGCACGTAGATACAACTGACTTATATTCCTACTCTCGAAAATTGAGTTTTAGTATAATTTTAAATGATCCATCGGAATGGAAAGGAGGTAAATTCCAAATGTTTTCTGCTCTTGACAGGAAGGGTAATCCAATTATTAAGACTGTCAACAACCTTAATCGCACAGGAACTATGCTATTATTTCCTAGCGAAACTTATCATCGAGTTACCCCTGTTACAGAAGGACAAAGAATATCATTAGTCGGATGGGCATGGGGTCCATAATAAACTTGACACACACCAATAAAAGATGTATAATTAATCTAAACTTATGAGGAAACCTTTGTGATGCTTACAGAAAAGACCATGCAAGTATTAAAAAACTTTGCAACCATTAACCCTAACATCGTTATTGAAAACGGAAACGTTATCAAAACAATCTCAGAAGGCAAATCTGTTGTCAGCAAATCTGTTGTTGATGTCGAATTTCCTAAGACCTTTGGTATCTTTGACTTGAATGAGTTCTTAGCAGTTCTAAGTCTGGTTGACACACCGGATTTGTCTTTTGAAGATGGGTATGTTACAATATCTGATTCGGTTGGAAGGACCAAGATCAAATATCATTATTCTGATCCCGAGATTCTTACCTCCCCTACAAAGGATGTTGTAATGAGAGATACAGATGTATCGTTTGTGCTTGATAGACGAACACTATCATTAATCAAACGTGCCGCAGGAGTTATGAATCATTCTGAAGTATCAGTATCTTGTATAGATAATAGTGTATGTTTAATTGTGAAGGATGAACGTGATCCAACTTCGGATGCCTTCAACATCGCAGTTGATGGTACATTTAAAGATGCCAATTTCAATTTTGTATTTGATATTAAAAACCTAAAAATGATTGAAGGTGATTATGATGTTAATATATCTAAGTCACGTATCTCTCATTTTATTAATAGAGAATCATCTATTGAATATTGGGTAGCACTTGAAAAAACTAGTACTTATGGAGAGTAAAATGAATAGTGAAATGATTGACCTTGCTAATCGAATCACCCGAAGCACCGTTGCAGTTGTCGATACGATGACATCTCGCGGAGCATTCCGAGGCGAAGAACTTAGCACAATTGGACAACTTAGAGATCAGTGCATTGCTTTGATTCAGTTGATTGAAACTGAGCAAGGCATCGCAGGAGAAACTGCTGATGCTGATTTTGAGGTTCCTCCCGCTGAATAACTTTTGACGTTTCTCCTCGAATGATTTTTTTATATAATGTATGGAGTAATAAATGTCAAATGAGTTCCTTTGGGTTGAGAAATATAGACCCTCAACAATAGATAACTGTATTCTTTCACCCACGTTAAAGGATACATTCAAATCTATTTTAATTGAAAAAGAATTGCCAAACATGTTGTTTACGGGCACTGCTGGTCTAGGTAAGACCACAGTTGCTCGGGCAATATGTGAGCAATTAGATTTAGATTACCTTGTGATCAATGGTTCAGAGGACGGTAACATTGATACTCTTCGAGGTAAGATTAAAAGATTTGCCTCAACGATTTCCTTGTCTGGAAACGGTAAGTGTGTCATCCTTGACGAAGCAGATTATCTGAATCCTCAATCGACACAACCTGCGTTGCGTGGGTTCATCGAAGAATTCTCAGATAACTGCCGATTCATTCTCACTTGCAACTTTAAGAATCGTGTTATCGAACCACTCCATTCTCGGTGTGGTGTGTATGAATTTAATACATCCAAGAAAGACATGGCAGTCTTGTGTGGTCAGATGATGACACGAGCAAAAGAAATACTAACTAAGGAAGGTGTTTCAGTTTCATCTGATGACGATGATAAAATTGCTAGTCTGATTATGAAACATGCACCTGATTGGCGGAGAGTGCTTAACGAGTTACAACGTCATTCCATATCAGGCGAACTTGATATTCGTGTTAATGACAGTAATGGTAACTATGACGATCTTTTCTCGTCTTTAAAAAACAAAGATTTTAAAAAGATGAGAACATGGGTTGTTAATAATGTAGATGTAGATACTAGTGTGATCTTTCGTAATCTATATAATAGTATGTACGAAAGAGTTAACAGTTCTAGCATACCACAACTGGTATTGATTCTTGCAGACTATCAATATAAAAATGCATTTGTTGCTGATCATGAATTGAATTTGGTTGCATGTTTGACAGAGGTTATGGCAAGTGTCGAATTTACCTAAGACAGAAATTCTATCAGACGAACCAAATTTCATATGTTTATCTTCTATTAATATGCCACAGGCAGATAAGTGGGAGAAATCTATACGAGAAGGTGCTTCCTACTCACAAGATAGAACCTCTATTAGATTAGAAAGAGCATACTGTCGTGTATATCAACCCACTCATTGGGGGTCAAAAGAGTTTGATCCTTTAAAACGTCACTTAGCAATGATGGTCACAAAGGTCATAACGTCAATTGATCGAGTAGATGATAGGGTTTTTTATATTGAAGACGGTGCTTGGGGTCTCATCTATGCTGATGGTGAATCTTGTGGTCCTCACGGACACGGAAAAGTTCCAGAGTATGCTGGGGTATATTATTTAAAAACAACTCCCGGATGCGGGTCTATATATTTTCCCGAAGCAGGAATTGAAGTAGAACCTAAATCCGGAGACATGGTTCTTTTTGGGTCACGTGTACAACATGGGGTGCTTCCTAATGTAGTTCCTAACAGTGAGCGCGTGTGTGTTGCTTTTAACGTGAGAAAAGAACAATGAACCCATTTGAATTTGTAAACTCTGTTAGTCATACCAAAAAGTATATGATGACACCAGAGAACGAAAGTAAGTATGTTCCTTTCTTAACTAACAGATCATTGTCTTACTTTAAAGACAGCGCATTGTTAGCTAATGAGATGAACTTCCATCACCACCTTGATAACAAACTACAATATGATTTTTTTATAAATATACTGAGAAAACGAAAACGATTCTCGAAATGGCAAAAATATGAATCTGATGATGTAGTATCTGCCGTAAAAGAATATTATAATTACAGTGAAGAGAAAGCATTAGATGTAATGAGCATCCTCACGGAAGAGCAAATTAGTATAATTATAAGGAAGGTGAGTAAAGGTGGAAGGAAATAATGTAGTATGGTCACCATTTGATATGGTTGAAATAACAATCAATCACCCAGATGACTTTTTAAAAATTCGTGAAACTTTGACTCGTATTGGAGTTGCTTCACGCAAAGAAAATAAACTTTTTCAGTCCTGCCATATTCTACACAAGCAGGGAAGATATTTTATTGTTCACTTCAAAGAACTATTTTTATTAGACGGTAAAAAAACAAATCTTCTTGAAAATGATGTAGAAAGACGTAACAGTATCACTACGTTATTATCAGACTGGGGTCTTATCTCTATCTTAGATAAATCAAAGGTAACTAACTGTGCACCTTTAAGACAGATAAAAATTCTTTCGCATAAAGAAAAGGTTGACTGGGAGTTGTGCCCGAAGTACAACATAGGAAGTAAATTCTAACCAAAATATTCTGGGTTGATATATTTAAACCTTTTCTTATGTGCTCTGAAAATACCTGCGCCACCATCCCAATGTCGGTATCTAGCATTTTCTACATGCTCAAATAATAATTGGTACCATCCAAATTCAGCAGGGAGTATAGATTTTTTTCTATGGAAATCGTCTACCATATCTGTGTCCCACAGATTACTTCGGTGCATAAGAAGACCGTAGTCAACCATCATGGGTGTATCGGGTAGAGTAAGGTGAACGTCATTGTCTGGATTTTCACTCATAACAGGAAGATACCCGATGTGTCTTTGATATAAACTGTCATAACTCATCATTCTTCGACAAATATCAACTTTATAATTAGGTCTCTGTGCCAAAGATACAGTAGATGATAGTTTATAACACTCTGATATTAAGTCGTATAATTGTAGGTCTCTTCCCAGAGCATGATCCCATCGAACCCGTACTATAACATCAAAATTATTTCCATACTGTTTAACAAGATCATTATGTCTTAATAACATTCTTATCTGATTTGCTTGCCTTTCGTTTTCACCACCAAAAGGAAACCTTGCTGGTTTAAAGTATTCGAATTTTCTATTCCATTGATAATGGTCATAAAAATCAGAATTGTCGCTGTACGGATTGTAATCTACACCATCGTTATCGGCATAGTCAATGTGAATGCCCAATTCTTTATTGAGGTTTCCGTATTTTTCTAGACAGTCCAGAGATGCTCCACCAATGATGTCAGCAAAAGGCATTTCTCTTTTTAAATTTTGCACAATAAAAGGAAGATACTCTAACTCTCTTATCACACCAGAGATAAAAACTCCAACCTTTATTTTTTTAGTTTTGTTTAAGATGAGACATCCCCTTGTCATCAATAATGAAATCTTGAAAGGGTTTATGGAATGGAAAATCCGGATAATCGTATTTTAATATGTCGTATACATCACCGTGCATTTTAATGTAATGAACAAAAGTTTGAATCTGCCACCCTTTATCTAATGGGAATCTCCAATGAGGCAGTTCACGTCCTGAGTATAATACACCTTCTCCGGATTCTAAAATATATTCTTTGGTTTCATTATTCTCTTCTACGTAAAATTCCCAAGGATGATCACGATCTCCATAAGCAATAGTTATCGTAGAAGAGTATTCACATGCGGGTCTATCAACGTGAGGACGTAAAATGAAACCTTCTTTGTAAAGTCTAGTGAAAGTATAGGTAGGATATAATTTAAAACCATATGCTTCTTCAAGTTGAGGTTGCGTTTTTAAAGCAATGTCTCTGAAAAAAACATCACTATAAAGTTTATACGATTTATCATTGTCAGGACCGAACCTATGTTTCTTTTCGTTTTCTAAAAGGTTTCGATTTAACAAATCAAACATATATTCTTTTGCTGCATCACATGTTGCATTATCTAGGAGTTTAATTTTCATAAAAAACTTGACAGTTAAAAGATTATATGTTATATATATTAGTGTCTTCGCGCAATGATGCGGAAGATAGACAACAATCTTGCTTAATTAATAAGGAGATAGCAATGGTTAATACACGAACAAAAGTGTTTTCGTTCCCCCACTCTCGTTTCATTGGTTTCGACCACGTATGGGATGAGATAGAAAAACTAACAGTCGCAGGAGCAAACGAGAAGGGTTTTCCTCGTCACAATATTATCAAATATTCTGACACGGAATACGCCATGGAATTTGCACTCGGCGGTTACAAAAAGAAAGATCTAGACATCGAAGCAAAACCTGGTGTACTAGTAATCAAGGGAAACCCTGAAGAGGATACCCGAGAGTATCTTCATAAGGGAATCACTACGAAGAAATTCGTGGAAACATTTCGACTCGCAGACCACGTTGTCGTTGATGGAGCTGAATTCGTCAACGGACTACTAGTGATTAAACTCAGAGTAGAACTGCCCGAAGAGAAGCGTCCGAGAAAAATAGAAATCAATTCTCAATAAGGACACTTATGAAAACGTTAGTAAAAAACGAGGAATTTCTCTCCTCTAAAAAAGAAGAAATGATCGCAATTGCACAATTGTTTGGTGCACTCTTAGTAGTGCCTGTTATGATCCTAATTAGTTGGAGCGTATAATGGGTGTGCTAACTGCAATGGTGTTGGTGGGTGTAATTTTAGTCAGTAACGGTAATCGTGAACTCAATGAGAAATGTGCTCAAGAAGTTCTCGATGGTATTGCTGAGTCACATCAGGAATGTCGTAACTACTACATTAAGGAAAAGAGATGATCAGAAAAATTAAAGAGGCAACTCCTATCGTTCTGTTCGTCGCCCTTATTGTTGGTGGACTGATAGCACCTTTCTTCACAGAATGGAATCATGTAGGTATCCCAATGAACACTCTATATATTCCGGTACTGTAAGATTTGGGTGTTACTTAAGCGCATGTAACGAAACTGGGGGAGACGCATCTCCCCTGACCCATCTATGAGGGTTTGCCGACGTTCCCTGCTCTACGGAACGAGCACTAAAAACTGTCGGACCACTTGACTTCTATTTCAATTCTGTTATAATGGACACATGACAAAATTTTATACGCATGTTTCTCGCAAAGGTAACCTAATCTATTATCGCGGATACGATAACGGAGAACGAGTTTCCCAAACAATCCCTTTTAAACCTACACTTTATGTGAACTCTGATAAACCCAGCAAGTTCCGTAGTTTGTATGGCAAAAAAGTTTCCCCTATAACGTTTGATACTATGAGGGATGCAGGAGAATTCCGCAAACGGTATCAAGGTGTACAAGGGTTTCCTGTACATGGTCAAGATAATTTTCAGTTGCAATTCATTGCTGAAAAATTTCCCTCCGATATGAAATACGATACGTCTCTTATCGATACGTTGTATATGGATATCGAGGTTCAATCTGATGAAGGGTTTCCCAGTCCCGAAGAAGCATCAAAACCTGTCACTGCAATATGCGTTAAGTCCAGCAAGTCTGACACTTTTTATGTGTGGGGTTTGCATGAGTACAATGCTGAACTCAATGAAAACAACGTAGAGTTTTTTCAATGCGACAGTGAACTCAACTTGTTGAGATCTTTTATGTCGTGGTGGGGATCCTCAGTCAATACCCCTGATGTTGTCACTGGATGGAATGTTAA